CATTTGTTAGTGCAACTGCTAATGGTATAACTGCTCCTGGTGATTGTGTTGATGTTCAGGAAGCAATTGATAGTTTAGTTGAAATTGCTAATGATATTATTGCACCAACACATCCAGATTATGAGATTGCTGCTGATAGATTATATTTCAATAGAAAGGGTATTGCTCAAGAAATTACTTCATTAGTAACTAATGAGTATACATTCCAACTAATTGAAGGTGGAACTACTTACAAAGCGTTCATGTATCCAGAACCAGGTGGTGAAACTACTTGTCAACGTGATATTAAATTGATAATGATTGCTATAATTTCCGACTTACAAACAGGTGGATCTAATAGTGTAATTGCAGCGATGGAGAATTATCTATCTACTACAGTACAAATTAATTATGTTGAAGATGAATTAACAGCAACAGTATTTGCTATAGAGCAAATGAAGTGGATGGGTGAACATGCACTTCAGAATAGATTATATGATTTAAATTCACAAGAAGTATCACCTTCCTATAACTACAATTATGCAACTGAGACTGCATATAGAGATGCATTAACACCAGTTGATATGGCTTCAGTAGTCACTAGATTTAAGGAATTGGTTGACATTGCTCTTAATATGCTTGCTCCTGGTAAGTTGGCAATGAGAGGTGCTGCTAAGAACTTAATTTTCAATAGAGGATATTATAAAGAAGAAATTACAACTCTAGTCAATTCACAGTTTGGTCCTGGTATTTGGTTATATGATACTTGGCTTGATACTATTGTAACTAATCTAGCACATGATCTTATTACAACAGATATTACTGATACTGCAGTTGCACATAATATTGTTATTGAAAATCTTGATAAGAACTTTGAAGTTGGTGAACTCATAACCTCTCAAGGAAGTAATGGTTCTGCTGTAGTTCTTGAATTCCAATCTGATACCAAATTCTTAGTTGTTGGTAAATGGTATGGCACACCTTGGGAAGGTAATGATAAGTTAACTGGAACTCGTTCTGGTGCTGAAGCTGATGTTTCTATTGGTGGAGTTGGATATCCATATCCTTGGTTTAACAAACCTGCTAATGTAAGAACTATTGATTTTGCTAAAAATATTACATCTAATATTTCTGGACAGATTTCTAGTCCTAATTTATGGACAAATCCAGAAGCAATTAGAATAAATTGGGTTCCTGCTTATATTGTTATTAGCGATGACTTTGCAGTATCACCAGATGGTACACAAACTGCAGAGAAATTAATTGGGTATACAAATACTAACTATCACTACACTTATAGAAATTATAGTTTAACCTCATACGATACATGGGATGAAGGTGTTATAGATTTCTCTGATACTACCAACACATTTGATGAAGGTGGTGCAGCAAGTGAAGATGATAATCAGACTTATACGTTCTCTGTATTCTTTAAAGCGGATGAATATTCTAAAGTTCGTTTTGGACTTGTTATGGATTCTGGTACAGTTGGACAACAAGATATATTCTTTGATTTAGATCTTTCCACTGGTGGAGCTGGAACGTTATTCCAACCTCAAGGTGGTATTATTCCAGTTGCATACGGTTCAGTTCCTTATGGTAATGGGTGGTATAGAGCGTTTATCACAACAACAATATCATTTGGATTTGCTGAGTTAAGAGCATTATTCTTAATGTACAATGAAAATAATGCTCTTGCTTATACTGGAGATGGTTCAAGTGGAATTTATATGTGGGGTGCTAAACTTTCTAAGGGTGGTATTGATCCTTATACTTCTGTACTTGGTGAGGTATTCTATGCAGATACAGAGTATAACGTTAAGGCTTATGCTCTAAGTGCATTAGAACAATATACAAGTGAAGCAATAAGTAACACACTTACAAGTCCTGCACCAGCTTCTAGTTACCTTAAGTATTTTAGTACTGAGTCTTCTGCATACTATAATGATAAAGCGGTTACTAGATGTATTCGTGAAAATCTAAGCATAATTAATGGTCAATTAGGACTTGATACTTATTATACAAACATCACTGTTAATAATGGAGTTAGAATTCCAACTTACACTTATGGAAATAGAAGCTTACCAGTTGGTTTAGGTGGTGGATTAAATGATACTGATTACTTATATGGACTTAATAGTGGTGCATATGCAGAATTAGAAGATGTAATGGTTAATGAAGGTAAGATAGTTCAAATCTTTAAGAGATTTAGATTTGATGCTACCATTACGGACGGTCCATTCTTTATGAATGCTACTATTGAGAAACAAGGTGACTCAAGTGTAAGTGGTACGATATATGGCTTCTGGGAAGATGAAAACTTTAGATACTTAGATGTCCTTGTTACAAGTGGAACTTTTGCAATTAATGATATAATTGAAGAAACAGATCGTAATCCTACACCAACAGCACAGATTAGTTTAATTGAAGATCGTATTCAAATTATAGACCTTAAAGGTACATTTGATGCTTCTGTTCCATTCAAGGCATACACAAGTGGTGCTACTGCTACTCCAACATCATTCTTACGCACAGAGGCAGCAGTTCTTGATAATACTGGTGGTACATTAACAGTTGATACTGAGACATTAAATGGATCATTTGAAACAACATCTGTTGTTTATCCAGAAACTTCTAGGAAGTATATTGAGGTAAATAAATTTGATGGATTTGATCTTTCAGTTGGTGATAGAATTTCATCAAAGGGATATGTAAGACTTGGTATTTCTATTGTTAGTGGATTACAAGAGTTTGCAGTTGGAAATAGATTGTATAAGGTTGTTGGTGGAATTCAAGACTTTAACACATATGCAATAATATCTGAAATTGATTTAGATAATAGTTTCATTTATATTGCTGATTTCCAAGGAACCATTACAAATGGAGACCTTGTAGGTGACTACGGTATAGGAAATAACTTCCCAGTTGGTTACGCAACTGTAACTACAAGAGTAGTAACTCCTGGTGCTGGTTCTGCCTTAGTTCAGGATATACGTCCTAGTGGTGTTAATAAGAGAATATATCTTAGTGACATTAAAGGTTCATTTAATACTAAGGATTCAATATTAAGTGCTGATAATTATAAGGCAATTATAGTTACACAAGTTGATCTTCTCGCACGTGTTAAGAGAGCGTTCAAGGGATTTGATGGTGTTCAAGACACATTCAAACTTACTATTGGTAATGGTACTCAGTACCTACCAGATCCAGCTGGGCATCTTCTCGTATTCGTTAATGGTATTCTACAACCTCCAGGTGCTTCTAACGCATATACAGCGTTCTCTGATTCTATTCAGTTTACAGAACCACCAGAACTAGGTGCATCTTTCACAGGATTCTACGTAGGTAAGTTGAGACAATTGGATGATATATCCTTCGAGTTCGACTCCTTACGTCAGTCATTCAACCTTAAACGTAATGATGTATTCTACTCACTAACACTTACAGATGGTGTTCAGTCTACAACCATTAGACCAGAAAATAATATCATTGTTTCGCTTAACGGTGTTATTCAGGAACCAGGTGTTGGTTTTGAATTGGTTGGTTCACGTATTATCTTCTCTGAAATTCCACGTGTAGGTTCAACATTCGTTGGATTCTCTTATGTTGGTTCTGAGGCAGACGTTGACGCTGCTGAAGTTATTCCACCTATCGAACCTGGTGACTTTATTGATATTCAAGGTGAGACTGCAGACAGAGAAGTTGCTGTTATTGAGTCTTCTAACTCTCTAATTACTTTCGACTATCTTGGGTCAGTCTTTGGTAAAAATGCTAAAGCAACTGCAAATTTAACTTCAGGGTTTATTCAGAGTGTTCAGGTTACTGCTGGTGGTTCTGGATATACAACTAGACCAAATGTTAGAGTTGATTCTATATCAGGTTTTGATGGTGACATCAACGCACTAGTTGGAATCGGTGGAGTCGTTATTAACAACGCTGGTACTGGATATCAAACTCCTAATATCGAGGTTGAAACAAGTGTACCTGATGATTGGACTGCTCCTGACTTAAGTCAATATGGAGAAGAGTTGATAGACCCAGAGATACTAACATAAATAACTAAAAATGTAGCGATAAATGGCTAAGCAATCACTAAATCTTGGTACGGTAGCTAATGACAACACAGGGGATACCCTGCGTGGTGGTGGTGACAAGATAAACGACAATTTTAATGAAGTATATTC